ATGACGGCGCCGATGACCGCCAGCCTGCACGAAAAGGCAGGCCTCACCCGGTTCCTTAAGGACTGGTACGGCCGAGCCCTTACCGCGGAGGACACCAACAGCCTCAACCTCGACAACCTCATCGGAAAGCCTGCCACCGTGGTGATCGTCCATGAAAAGAGCCAGGACGGCACCAAGACGTTCGCCAACATCAAGCTCATCATGCCCCACAAGGTCGGTGAGCCACTCAAGCCGTCGGGCCTATGGGTACGCCTGGAGGACAGGCCGCCCAAGGACGAGCAGGGGCAGCCCCAGGCGCCCGCCAAGGTCGACCTGAGCAAGGTGCAGGTGCACGTCGGCAAGTTCAAAGGCACGGCGATCTCCGACCTCACCGAGTCGGCCGTCAACGGCCTGGCCGAGGTGTGGATTCCGAAAGCCATGGCCAACAAGGACATCACGGCCGAGGACAAGCGCCTCATTGCCGCGGTCAACGCCCGCCTCGAAGAGATCAAGGCCAACAAGGAGATTACCGATTTGGACGAGGTGCCTTTCTAAAACGATTCTTGTCATTGATCGTTTTGACTTTCCGGCAGCCTGTAGCTGCTGGGGACTCATAGTGCCGGGGGCGCGCATCGGCGGACAAACGCGCATCAACTACTAACTCAACCTATTTTTGCAATATGCCAGCAAATCCAACAATTATCTTCGACATCGAGACCGGGCCGCTGCCGGTCGACCAGCTCAACATCCCGCCATTCAATCCGGCCGACGTGAAGCTGGGCAACATCAAGAACCCGGACCTGATCGCCGAGCGCATCCAGAAGGCCGAGGAGAACCACGCCGCGGACTACATCAAGAACGCCGCCCTGGATGCCATGTCCGGCCAGGTGCTGTGCATCGGATATCGCAAGGACTACCAGGAGACCGCGGTGCTGTCGGCAGAAGCCGATGGCGAGGCCGCCATGCTCCGGCAATGGTGGGCGCTGCTGAACTACTACGAAAGGACCCCAAGACTCATTGGCTTCAACATCAAGGCCTTCGACCTGCCGTTCCTGATCAAACGCTCCTGGCGCCACCGCATTGCCCCGCCCTACTGGTTGCGCCAAGGCCGGTACTGGAACGACCTGGTGGTCGACCTGCGCGAGGTGTGGCAGCTCGGAGACAGCCGGGCAACCGGGAGCCTTGGGGCCATCAGTCGGCATCTGGGACTCGGTGACAAGGCAGGCAATGGCGCCGACTTCAGCCTGTTGTGGAATACCGACCGCCAGGCGGCCATCGACTATTGCCTGCAGGACGTGAGGCTCACCCAGGCGGTGGCCGACATTCTGATTCCGGCCTTCTGAGGAGCAACCATGACATGGATACTTCCCAAGCAGTTACACACCTTGGCCTCTGCGCTGGATACGGAGGCATTGAGCTTGGACTCAAACGAGCAATCCCAGATCTGCGCACAGTCGCTCTTTGTGAGATCGAAGCCTTCGCAATTGCGAATCTGGTCAGCAAAATGGAAGCGGGACTCATGGACCCAGCACCTATCTGGCCGGATCTTAAGACCTTCCCTTGGGGAGCATTTCGTGACCGAGTGGACATCCTCACTGGGGGCTACCCATGCCAGCCCTTCAGCGCAGCAGGGCAACGTCGAGGCAAGGACGACCCAAGGCACTTGTGGCCCTACATCGCAGACGGCATTCGACTTCTCAGGCCTCGGTGCTGCTTCTTTGAGAACGTCGAAGGACATATCAGCCTGGGGCTGTCCGACGTCATCGAAGACCTGGCAGGAATGGGTTATCGAACGACGTGGGGCATATTCAGCGCGTCTGAAGTCGGCGCACCGCACCAGCGGAAGCGGGTGTTCATCCTGGCCCACCGCTGCGACAAGGGATTACAAGGGAGAGAGTGGCTCCGGGAGACAGGAACGGAAGGGACACCCAGCAGACACGCTTCCCAATGCAATGGCTCAATGGCCGTCGCCAGTGGCCTCGGAGGTGCGGCAGGGCTTTCAGGATCGGTCCAGAGGGATGAAGGGCAGTCAGGAGAGTCTGACGACGGTGGTGATCAAGCAGCATGGCCCTCCCGCCCCGGCGAGCAGCAGTACGGATGGGAGCCGCCCAGGGTTGTGGCAGACAGCCACCGTATCGACCGGAGCGAACCGGCAGAAGGACGGGAGCATGACCGACAAGCTGGATCAGCAGGTGAACGGAAAACTCAACCCCCGCTGGGTGGAGACCTTGATGGGCCTGCCGGTGGGCTGGACTATGCCCAGTTGTGCGTCACCTGTGACAATAGAACAGATGAACTCCGGCTCCTCGGTAACGGTGTTGTACCAGCAACAGCCGAACGAGCCTTCAGAAGCCTGATGCAAGAGCTGGACACAATACAGGCTGTCCTATAGAGAGAGGCCGTCGACGTGAGCCCTAGGAAGCAAACGACGACACTACAATCAGGACCCATGCTAAACAAACTTTTCCCCACCCTTTCCGTGACACGTCGCGTTGGTTCTGCGCGAGTTCCTAGCACGGTCTGGGTGGGGTTTTCTGTTTGAATCATGAAAGAAGAGAAGAAAACCCGTAAGGCTCCAGCCTTCCAACTTTACACCGACGACTTCCTTGCCGGCACGCTTGATATGTCGCAGGCCGAGGTTGGTCAGTTAATTCGTTTGCTGTGCCACCAGTGGAACCGCGGTTCAATTCCGGTTGAAACCGAAAAGCAACAGCGGTTGGCCGGCGGTTGCGTGTCGGTTGACGTCTTGGCTAAGTTCCAAGAATGCGAAGACGGGCTTCTTAGGAACATCCGACTGGAATCCGTAAGGACGGAAAAGGGAAAGTTTCTGCAGAGCCAATCGGTAAAAGGCAAGTTATCCGCGGAAAAACGCAGATTGGAGGCTCTGGAACGTCAAAGTCAATCCAACCAAAATTCAACCGCGGTTGAACCGGTGTTGCAACCGGATGATCAACCGGACACCCAACCGGAATTCAACTCTCCATCTCCATCTCCTAAAGAAGATACTAAGGCTCCGAAGTCTCCATGGATTGTCAAGTATGACTTGACACTTCCAGACAAGCTCCAAACTAACGAATGTCTTGCCGCTGTGGAAACATGGCTGGCCTACAAAGCAGAACGAAAACAGGGCTACAAGCGAATCGGGCTATCCGCAGCCTTGCAAGCCTGGTCTAACGAATACACCGCTGAAACATTCCCGGCTGCGGTAAACCACTCTATTGCAAGCAACTACCAAGGCATCTTTCCTCCTAGGGGCTCACTTGCATCTGGGGCCAACACATCCCGTGCGGCCGGCACATTCTCACCCAACATCGCGGACTACCAATGAGCGACCCCTACTTTGCCCAGGACGACGAGTTCGGCCTCATCGGCGCCTGTCTCTCCGGTGGATCCGATGTTTGCCACGAGGTATTCTCCAAGATTCCCACCGAGGCTCTCCAGGACGACAACTTGCGCCAGGTGTTCGAGATCACCAAAGGCCTCGTTGCCAAGAGCGATCCGGTCAACATGACCACCGTGGTCAAGGAGTGGAAGCGCTCCATGGGCCAAACTCCGGTGCCTTTCGAGGCTCTGAACAAGTGCGACGAGATGTGCCCCAGCCCGGCCAACCATCCGGAGTTCTCACGAGCTGTCCTAGAAGCTCACCTCCGGAGGCAGCTACGATCCACCGGGGACCGTTTAATACGTGACTCCGCTGTCTCCACCCTATCCGTCGATCAAATCGTCTCTAATGCCGAAGCAGGGCTCACCGTTGAGGCCTCCAAGGAAGAGGTGCAATCCTCCAAGTCGGTGGTGGGCAGGTTTATCGACGCCACCCAGGAACGGTTCGCTCGGAAAGGCCAACTGTCCGGCATCACATCCGGTTTCCACAAACTCAATGCCATGACCGATGGTTTCCAGTTCGGAGAGCTGGCCATCATTGCAGCCCGCCCGAGCATCGGAAAGACGGCCATCGCCATCGCCATTGCCAAGGCGGCGGCCATCGAACACCGGGTGCCGACGTTGTTTATCTCGCTGGAGATGTCCGACGAGTCTATCATGCGGCGAATGGTCTCGACCATCGGATCCATCCCAATGCAGGAAATCAAAACGGGCGACCTTAACGAAGGCGGCATGCGCGCCATGGGTGCAGCCACCGCCAAGATCGCAGGCAGCCCGATTTACTTTGTCTCCGGTTCCGGCATCTCAGGCATCGCCACCATTACCGCGGTGATCCGGCGAGCTGTTAGGAAGTGGGGCGTGAAGTTGGTCTTGGTCGACTACCTGCAGAAGATCCATGGCAGCAGGGCAGCCGAAAAGAAAACGTACGAGATCGCCGAGGTATCCGGCAAACTCAAGGCCGTGGCATCCGATACCAAGACAGCCGTGATCGCCCTGGCACAGCTCAATAGGGCAAACGAGAAAGATGCACCCAGGGCGCCTCGACTGACCGACCTGGCAGACTCAGGCCAAATCGAACGTGACGCCGACCTTGTTCTATTGCTCGACCGTGTACGCAATGAGCCAAAAGGCGAGGCAGTGATCGCCGTAGCCAAACAACGGGACGGAGAATGCGGCCTGGTTCACCTCTGGTACGACGGCCAGTTCTGCCGGTTCACCGACCCATCACCTACTTTTTAACACATGAAAGCACCCTACGACCTAGAACGAGTCAAGTTACTCAGTGAAGCGCCAAGCCTATTCAAGAAGGCAATCAAAGCTGGCTGGATGTCCTACCCAATCGGCACCGAGACAACCGAGGACGGATCTCCCGTTGTCGACCCAGACGACGACTACGACGACCGCATCACCAAACATACGCCCGAGGTGTGCAGGCAGGCGTACATCCTAAGGGAACGCGGTCTCACACTCGAACAGGTTTCCAAAGCCTGCCATGTGGCGACTGGTTCTGTTGCTTACATTATAGCAAAGGGCCATGAGGCTGTATTAAAAGAGCAGCGTATGTCACAAGTGAAACCATTGTCGAATAGTTCTATCACTAGCATTAAGGAGTCTCCTTGATACAGTGCCAAAACAGGTGAACGCGAGACCCCTATCAATCTGTGTGAGTAATGCTGTTAACAAATACCTTATGCCTACACAAATACAATTCCTCGTAGATCAATATGGATTGGCCAATGTTGCTTGGTTTATTCGTTTGATGAAAAGCGGAACACCGCCGGAACACCTCGCTGGCTATTGCGTGCCGAAAGAAGGGGACTCCCGTAGGGACGGCGTGTTTCGCGCTTTGCAATACGCCTCCACACTGCCGGATTCGATGATACCGGATGAAATCAAGAAGGCGCTTTCATGACACAAAAGGAATACGGAGACCGGATCGGTATAAGCCAGCCACGGGTGGCCCAGCTTATTCAACAGGGGATGCCCATGGACAGCCCTGAGGCAGCCGACTTGTGGCGATCTCAGAATATCAAGACACGCGCCAAGTCTGTTCCCAAACAAGCGCCCACACTAGACACCACCGCAATCGAACAGGAAGGCCCCTACAGGCCTGCGGAAGCCTCAAACCATATCAACACAGCCACCGCCTCCTGCGATTCCCCAGAAGGCGCCTACGAAAGGCAGCGGCAAATCGAACTGGAAGCCTACAAGCTGGTTGTGGTGGCTATGAGAGAAGGCCGTGCCGACACCGCCCGCCTCGTTTCAATCCATGCAGCCGCGGCAAAGAACCTTACGTCGGCCCGTGACGAGGTGATCGCCCAGGCCGAGAAGGAACGGCGACTGGTCTCCGGCGATTGGGTGCGGAAGGTGATGCAAGAACACGACGGGGCGGTGGCCTCGTTGCTGAAGGCCATGCCTAAACAGCTCTCCGGCCGGATAGCACCGCACGACCCAGAGCACGCCGAGCGTGAATTGACCAGGTGGGTCCAGGAGGTCTGCCTCAAGACGTTACACAATACAGACCCATGGAAAGCCTGACCGACCTCCAGCGCAGCCTTTTGGACTACCAGCGCAACCTCTACCGGCCCACCCCGCAGCAGACGGTGGTCGAATGGTCCGAGGCCAACCTCCGGCTTACACAACGGCAGACCGAGCACCCGGGGCCGTTCTCGACGTCTGTCAGGCCCTACACCCGGGAGCCCATGGAAGACTGGAAGAACCCATCGGTCTCCGAGGTGACGCTCTGCTGGGGATCGCAGACCTCGAAGACAACCACCCTGATGGCCGGCCTGGCCTGGCTGATTGCCAACGAGCCGAGTCCGGCTTTATGGCTGATGCCTTCCGAGAATCTCGCCCGCTCGTTTTCTAAGAGCCGCTGGCTTCCCATGCTGGAGGACAGCCCGACCATGTTGGAATGCTTTCCCGCCGAGGCCGACAAGATCACCAACCTGGAGCAGAACTTCACCCGGTCGACCCTAACTTTCGTTGGATCCAACAGCCCGGCCAACCTAGCCA